AATAATGATGTATCCCCCGCCTCGTCCTGAATACGCAAACAGTCAGCAATTCCCTGATTCAATATAGATAATGCTATACCAGTTGATGCCCCAACAGTATCAACATTTCTAATAAATACATTATTACCATTTCCCGTTCCTGATTTTACAAATTCAACATTATTAGAAGAACCAGAATTAGCTGTATTGTTGGCAGATATATTTACACCTGTTCCACTTTGTGATGAATTTATCATAACACCAGCAGTGTTATTAATTAAATTTATTAAGTTTCCAGACGCACCACCACTGTTTCTAGTAATTCTTACAACATCATCACTTCCTGAATTTGAATAAGTTAAGTTAGCTAATATTCCTCCTGTTCCGCCTGATTTTGTATATGTTAGACCATCAATTGCCCCTGTATTTGTATGATTATATGTTATACCTGTTCCAGTTGATGATAATGAAGCTAAAAGTCCAGTCCCTGAATTTGTAATTGATACACAATTTCCTGCTCCCGATGTCTTATTAATTACTAATGAAGAACTACCAGCACCTGAAATATTTAAAGCTCCACCTGTTCCACTATTTACAATAGCTACAGCATCTCCTGTCCCTGAATTTTTTGTGATATCTAAAGTATTAGAATTTCCTCCAGCAGTTATATCTACTAATCCTAATAATGAAGATGTTCCGTTAATTTCAATATCTCCATTAGTTCCTCCAGCTCCAGCATTAAAAGTAGTAGTTATTGCTTTACCTGATCCATTATTTGTAATGTGTAAAGCATTTCCTGTTCCGCTTTTTATTAAGTCAATACCTTTTCCATTTCCTGCTTTTGATAATTCAACCATAGTAAGTCCTCCAGTTGTTGTATCACCTACATATATCTGACTTTGTTGCACTACACCGCTTCTTATAGATGTGAAATGTCTTTCACCAGCACTACTAGATATTTCAAAAAGCGGTTGATTGGCGTCATTATTACCATTAATTCTTATTCCTTTAGTTGCTCCAGATGGTGAAACAGTAATAACATTTCCTGATGTATTTGTAAAAGTTGCGGGGCTATTTGTGAAATCAACACCGTGAATATCAGTAAATATTAATTTTCCAGTTGATGTAGGGGCACTCAATTGAAGATCATTACCCGAGGGATTAGTAAATTGACCGATTACATTAGAAGAAGCAACGAGAGAGAATGGCAAAGATCCTGTAGATGCACCCCCGCCACCTGCTACGACATCCACATAATTTTTAGTAGCTAAATCAGTATTTAGAACGGGTTCTACGCTGTTTTTAATTTTAAATGTATTTTGTAAATCTAAATCTGCAGTTGCCGGATTTGATAATTTACTTTTTGCCAAATTATTTATCAATGTTCCTGTATTGAATGACATTTATAATATTATATAATTACTTTTGATTTTATTTTTATTATTTATTTTAATTTATGGATATCAATAAATTAAAATTCTATTCTGTTTTATTAACCTGAAAGCTTACTATGTCGTCATAACTAAAACCACTATTTTTCTTTTTGTATTCTTTCATATTTTTTATATAATTTTTTAAATCTAAATCACCATCTCTATTTTGGATTATCCTATATATTATATGTCTTCCACATGTATTTATATCGCTCCCTACATCCTGAAATTTATATTTACTATAAATTACTTTTTTTTCTGTATTATCAAATAGATTACTCATATATTTATAATTATTAGGTGAATTCTCTAATATATCAATATAATAATCAACATCATTTCCGTAGCTGTCAAAATATTCTATTATATCATTATATCTTAATAAACAGACCCAATGACCACTATTCGGCTTCTCTTCCACTAATATTATTTTATAACTCTTATTATGAGGCAATACTTCTTCTATACTATTATATTTTGATAAATCATTGTATTTTATTATATCAATATCGGGTAAATATTCTTTTATCATTCCATCACTCAATGGTTCCTCTCCTATTTCTTCTGTCAAATCTTTTAGTGCTTTCTTTAATAATTTCTTAATATTCATATATATTTATTATATAAAATAATATTTAAAAAAAAATATATACATTAATTTTATATGGATAGCGAACAAAAAGAAAAAATAAACAATTACAATATAATGATAAAAGGAATAAAACCTTTTCCTTTAGGTAAAGTTAAAAAATGTAGATTAAAAAACATATTATTTTATTTATTATATTATGGTATTAAAAAAAATTTAGGGCTTCCAAAAAATATAATATTTATAGAAGGGACACCTTATTATGCTAATAATGAATGCGACCATTTCAGACGGAACACATGGAGCGTTAGATATGGAATACCAAAAAGTGCTATGAATCAATTTAAATTAATTGAAGAAGACGAGATAAGAGCATTATTATATTATTATAATGTTAAAGTAAATATTTTAATGCCTTTTGAATTTAGAGATTTAAAAATGACTGAAGATGGTGAATTATTTTTATTTGAAAATTAGTAGAATGAAGATATTTAAAAAATAATGGATTAAAAACCAGCATAAAGCGGGTTTTTAGATTATTTTAAGATAATTAATAGATAATTACAATATAAATCTATTAAAAATAAATTTATTTTTAATAGATTTATATTGGTTTATTACTGTAAATATCTAATAATTATCTTATTTTAATCTTCGCCCCCTTATACTGTCTTTTTATATAATTTTTATTTAAAAAATTATATAGAATTAATTTTTTTTATTTTTTTTTAAATAAATATATTTAAAAAAAAAATCTAATATAATAATATATATAATGTTAAAAAATATTATTGTTGATGATTCCGAATATGTCAAAAATAAAAATGAGGTAATAGAAGAATATGTAAAAGAAGCAAAAAAAATAGAGATGGAATTAATACCATTATTAAATAAATATTTTAGTGGATTAACAAATAGAACTGATAATAATATCAAAAGAAATAGTTATAAATATGCATTATTTGATTATAACGGTGATAAATATAAATATGAATTAAAAGATAGGTCTAAAAAATATTCTTCATATGATATGTTAGAATATGGTATAAAAGATAAAAGTAAGGGTTGTGTTATTTTCAATTTAAATAAATATAATAAGGCGAATGTTGGTGATTGTTTTATATCTAAATTTAAAGATGTAATATGCTATTATAGATTTAAAAAGAATAAAAGAGAAAGTAAATTTCATAGAGAAGAAATGGTATCACGAACAGATAGAAATAAAGATGGAGTAATGGTAGATAAAAAAGATTGGTATATATATATACCCGTAGAGGATATGATAATAATAAAAAATATATCTGAAACAGATGAAAAAATTAAATGGGAAAAAATAAAAGTAAAAGAATGGTGGGAGAGTATAGGTATAAAGTGGGAAAGTATAAACTGGAAAAGTATAGAGAAAAAATAAATATAAGATTTTTAATTTTAAATATATAGTAATAATATATTATATATGGAATCATTTAAGGAATCAGTAGTGAATAAATTGAAAGAGAGCGGACTAAAAGATAGTAGTATAAAGTTATATATAAGAAATTTAGAGAAATTAAGTGATGAAAAATTTAATAATTTTAATTTTTTGAAGAAGACAGATAATATAATGGAAAAAATAAATAAATTATCTGACAACACAAAAAGAGCATATTTAATAGGTATTGTATCAACATTAAAACACTATAATGAATATGCTAAATTATATAAAATTTATTATAAGAAATTAATGGATTTAGTAGAAAAAATTAAGGAAGATAATAAAGAAAATAAAGCATCAGACAAACAGAAGGAAAATTGGATAGAATGGAAAGATGTAGAAGATAAAATAATAAAATTGACTGAAGAAGTAGAAGATATAGCAAATAAAAAAAATATAACATATAATGACTACAATGATATATTAAAATTAGTAGTATTAGGATTATATTATTATTTACCACCACGAAGAAATACAGATTATTCTAATATGTATGTAATAAAAAATAAAAAGAATGCTACAGATGATGATAAAAATTATATAGTAATAGATAGTAAAAACCCCGAATTTATTTTTAATAATTATAAGACAAATAAAAAATATGGACGACAAACTTTTAAAATACCCGATAAACTAATGGATATTATAAATATCTATCTTAAATATCACCCCGAAAAGAAAAATAACAAAGATGAAATTAATTTTTTAGTGTCATCTAATGGTAAGCCATTTAAAGATTCTGTTAATAGTATTACACGAATTTTAAATAGTATATTTGAAAAAAATATAGGTTCTTCTATGTTAAGACATATTTATTTATCATCTAAATATAATAATGTTTCAAACGAGCAAAAAGAAGATGCTAATGCTATGGCACATTCAATAGATACACAAAAAGAATATATTAAAGATGTATAAATTATTTATAAATATTTATAAATAATTAATTAAATTTATGAATATCTCTTTTTTCTTCCTGCACCACTCATACCCGCCGCACTCATACCACTACCATCGCCAACTGGAGCCCCAGCACCTAAAGCCTGCAATACGTCTGCCCCCTTTTGAGCGTAAGGATGATTTATAGAACGGAGACCGTGTTTAAGTAATCCGGGTAGTTTAGGAAGAAGCCATTTTACACCACTCTTAATATCACCCCAAACAGAGCCACCAACGAGCCTTTGGAGTTCATCTTCACGGTATCCTTCCTGTTCGTTAATTGATGAGACAACAACTTCGGGAGATAACACACCTATCATTCTTTGAGCGGTATAGTTTTGAGCTACAAAGAAACCACTATCAACATGCACAATTACAGCTTCTAAATCACCCGCATTATAAGCAATAGAGCTTTGATTTGAAAAATTAATTTGTAATTGTAATGTAAAATTACCTCTACAACCTGGGGCGTTTGTGATATCATTGAGCGGTATATCTTTAGCGAAACGAAGATATATAAGAGAACCAACCGTAGGAATAGACGATTGATCATTGCCATTAAATGATCCATTTGGAACACTTCCAGAAAATTCTTCAAAACTCATATTTATACCATTTCTAGATGAAATAGCCCATAAATCTTTTTGATTTAGTTGAGTAAGTAAGCCTGGAACATTTTGATAGGTTAAATTTAAATTGTTAATAGATAAATAGCGGGTTGGTTTTCTGTCTGCACTATCATCTTTTTGTGATGGAGTTTCACGAATGAATATGAGTAATCCGTCTGATTGGGTTTTTGTAATAGTTGCGTTGCATGTCACTGTTTGATTTACAGCATTGGCACCGACAGCACGTGTTGGCGTTGTATATGTTGAGAATTGTAAATATGGTCTAACTGAAACTGGAGGAGTTGATATTGTTTCTGGCGGAGTTAAAAATATGGTTTGTATTTGGAGATTGCTTACACCATTCCATTTACTGGTCCATGATGCCAATTGAGAAGAAGTAGCAGAACATATACCTCTAGGCGTGTTATGGAATGTGAAAGAGAAATTAAGTTTGTTAATACCGCTAAAACATCCATCATCACCATCTCTAAATGAAAATGGAGACATAAGAATAGGTTCGTAGGTTTCATAAACAACAGTATATTTTCTGGTCCTAGCATTTACATCAACACCCTGTCTTTGCCCAGCAGTCATAGAATTAGTTGCGACAGCACCTGCACCATCTACAATAGTCATACTCTTTATTCTATATGAAGCACGGGAGCTTTTACCTTCCATATCAAAAGATGGTCCACGGTAAATTCCATTATTAAGAGGAACATCATCAACATAATTATAATAAACATCATTTTGAACTGGTGTGTGAGCGTTATATTTATATAAATCATCTGAAGGTATCATTCTTAATTTTTCATTGAGTAAAAGAGAAGTATTTTCACTTATTTGATCGGTATTAATAGTTGCTACAGTATTTTGAACGTGTTGTTGGAACATAAAATTTCTAGGAACTACATAAGCATAAGGAAAGGCGTTAGTATTAACATTATTATTAAGTTCACGTGAAGCACTACCGCCGAAATTAACCAAAGTAGGGATTGCTACACCTCCGGCTAATTGTGGAACAACAGCGGTAAGTTCATAAGT